TCTTGCAACTTTGGACAGTAGAACCAGTTCACGTTGTCGGTCATTAGATCAACAGGTATTTGAATATGGAAAAGGGCCGGAGCCGCCACAGCATTTCAATTGTCGATCAAGAACAGTTGCCGAAATAGATTATGACAATTTAAGCCGTGTTTTTGGTCGTAAGATCGAAGCGCCCAGACGCAGGGGGTTCAGGCCATCAGAAAGCGGTCTAGTACCCGCAGGGCAATCATACGGAACTTGGCTTTCAGGTCAATCGCAAACAATAAAGGCAAAAGCACTTGGGGCAAAAAAAGTTCGATTCTTTGATAAATTGTCAAAAAAATATGGCGGCGATCAGGCAATCAGGAAATTTGTTGCTGTTGATGGGTCAGAAAAAACTTTGGCGCAGTTACAGGCCGCATATGGTAGAAACGCAGAAAAAATTAAAATCGCTCCTGATGTTGTCAGGGAAAGAAAAGGCGCGGAACTTTCTTGGCAAAGATATTCAAATGGTTCGCTTGCAGAAAACGCGGAGCCGTCAAACCTTACAAAGTGGACGCCAGAACGTCAGGAATTACATCGACAGATAATTGAAGATGTTATTGCGGAGAATAACCCGAAGGCGCAAAAGAACCCGATCTTCTTTATGACAGGCGGCGGTTCGGCTTCTGGTAAATCAATCATGTTGAAGAAATCGCCTTTACCAAAAGGAACTGTTGTCATTGATGCTGATGAAATCAAAAAGCGCTTGCCTGAATTTAACGCGATGAAAGCCAAGGGCGGAAAGATTGCAGAAAACGCCGCAAACTATGTTCATGAAGAATCAAGTTGGATTTCTAAATTGATTCAAAGAGAATCAGCGCAAAGAAGGTATCACACGATGTTAGATGGAACAGGCGATGGAAGTGTTGCCAGTTTGACCAAAAAAATTAAGACGATGACAGATCGCGGCATGACAGTTCGCGCCAAATATGCAACAGCCGAAATCGCAACAGCACTTGAAAGAAACTATCAAAGATATATAAAAACAGGCCGAAGGGTGCTTCCAGAATATGTTCGCAATGTTCATAGAAAAGTATCTGAAATTGTTCCTGAAGCGATCAAGAACGGCATCTTTGATGACTTTGAACTTTACGATATGAACAAGGCAGGCGAAGCAATTCTGGTTGCGACTTTCACAAAGAAAGATGGATTAAAGATATTAGACAATAATCTTTATGGAAATTTCTTGGCGAAAGCGTTTCAGCCTGACAGCCTGTTTGAAAAATGGATGGATAAGTAAACGCCCCCGAAGGGGCGATTGTTTATAAAACTATTTGGAAAGAAGTAACAAAATTACAACGTGTTCCGTTTTCATCTCTCATTGAACAAGAGTCGGCATCGTAATTCCATTTTTCTGTTCCAGTAACGTCATATACAGAAGCTCTAAAAATAGTTTCTTTCGGAAACTTATAGATACGCCCCCAAGTGCGTTTTGCTTCTTTAGCGGCTCTTGTGGCAATTATGATTGGTTGCTCAGTACCGCTTGCATAAGATGTTCCGTGGCCTGCATGGACAATTGCAACAACAAGTTTTGTTGCTTTTTTTTCTTCGACTTTTTTAGTCATAAGAATTTCTCCTTTTGGTTTAATTGGTTTTCAATTTTCTAGGTTCTGAGGTTTTACCCTCGCAATCCTATTATAATATAATTAATTAGATTTGTCAAGTATCAATAAAATTTGACAAGTCAAAGAATTATGATATAATTAAAATGGAACCAAACCAACTAAACAAAATGGCACACAAAAAAAGATTCAGGAAGTTTGAAAAAAATTTCTCAAAACAAACTACCGAAGAAATAAATGACATCATCAGGGATGAAGTCATGGCGACAATTTGGGATAACAAAAAGTATTGTTCAATGGATTGGACAATTACTGTGAATATGCAAACTTGGGAAGATTTAGAAAAGGGGGGTTGACAAGTTTATTTAATTATATTATAATTAATTTGTACGAAACAAATCAAACCAATGAACAATCCTTACACTCTTTACGAACAGGAAGCAATGACCGCTCTTTACAAAGCAATCAACTTTTGTGAAGAAAACGGCCTTCCAACTGGCGATCTTGAAAAGGCTCTTGCAGTTGCAGAAAGAAGGGAGGTTGCATAATGTTCAGACCTTACACAGTTCCCGCCGATCACAAAGAC